CGGCAGCGGCCTTCGCGGCGTCGGCTGCTCCACCAGCGCCCCCGGCTCCACTCGCTCCAGCCCCGTCGTCCGCAGCCATGTTGAAAAATCCCTGTGTCTTCATTGCTCCCCTCCCTTGGGTTTTGTTCGCTTGACAATCTCGGCCCGTGGGCCTATGTTTTCCTTGTCGGGTTTACCGACTCACGGGAAACCGTGCGGGGAGAGGCAAGAACCTCGCCCCCCTTAGCCGGATCATTGGTCCGGCTTTCTTTTTTTAAGGATCGAATGGAAGTCCCCCGTCAAAATGTCCCTGCGGGTCAGTCGGACAAGGTCCCATCCAAGTTCAAATAGAAAATCGACTCGCTCGATCTTGAGAGACCTACCGGGCTGAAACGATGCACGGATGCCGTCCACAAGACCAACTGTGTTTGTTCCTCGTGGAACGAGGATAATTACGTTTTCAGCACCTTGCCGTGATGCCTCCTTGATTCCGCTCTGCACAAAGTTCTTACCACTTGTTGAGGACGGATGCTTCATTTCCCACAGGCTACCGTTTCGTTCTGAGTCGATGTTCTTCTGTTTCTGGATGACGGGAAGGAGGCGTACCGCTTCACCGTAATGCTCCGCCAATACGTTTGCTATCCTCAAGTTCGCCCTGCGTTCGCCGTGTCCATGCTGTTCGTGCACGTCAACAGTTCCACCGTTTGAGAACGCTGAGACTCTGACATAGTGGTCAGGACTCACCTGTTCCCGTCCCCCGCGTCGTGCCCGGCCCGTCTCGGCAATGAAGTCCCGCATGGTTTTCTGGCGGTCTCGCACCGTCTGGCGGGCAAGGTCGGCGTTCTTGGCGTCGCCCTTGGCTTCCCAAACGCTCACGGCCCGCTTCGCCGCCCGGATGTGCCGCTCAAGGTAGCGCTGCTTCTGACTCTCGAGGTAGGCCCGCTCGTTCTCGGCCACCTGTTCGGGGGTATCGTCGGGAGCGTACCGCTGGCGGGAAACGCCTTCCCAAAACGGGTACTGGTTGTGGCCGCAGTTGTGTGTTATGATGTTGTTGGCGTAGAACCAGCCAAATTCCGTTTCAAGGTTGTACACATGGACAAACGAACTCTGCGTCGATTTCCGCTCGATGAAGACGATGTGGTCAAGCTTTACCGTTCGGGCATCAGCGCCCCGCAGATTCGTGCCAAATACGGTTGCTCCTTGAAAGCGGTTATGAATTGCCTCAAGCGCAATGGAATCGACACTTCCCGAGGCGACTGGGAGGGCTTCTTGAAGCGAAAGACTGGGCTCACTGCACGCGAACTTCTCGATATGTACAACTCTGGAATGTGGAAGAATGAAATCTCGGCCAAGATCGGAATCGCCGAGGGGACGGTCGGTCGGTATCTTGCCAGACTTGGGGTGCCTATTGCCGAAAGCAGGGCTGACGCCACCAGAATTATCGGGCAAAGGGGGGGTGTCGACTGGCGCGAGCGCAACGTCAAGTCCGCCCACGACGCGGTCAGGGGTAGCATCAGGACATTCGAGAGCATGGCCAGGGCCGCCTTGACCAGAGAGAGAATCGGTCGATTCGGGAGTGAGACCGAAGCCGCTCTCGCGTCCATGCTCCAGGAACGAGGCCTCAACGTCATCCCTCAGAAGGCCTTTGGGAAATACAACCTCGACCTCTCCATCGGAAACGTCGCCGTGGAAGTAACCGGCAGAAGCCGGAAACTCAAACACATCGCCGGAATGAAGGAGCGTATCAAACAGGTTCTCAATTCTGGCTACGTCATGGTCTGGGTTTGGGCAGGAGCTAGTTTTCCGGTCGAGAATGGCGCGGCTGACTACATTGTCACCCTCTTTCAGCAGGCCAGCGTTGACCCATCCATTTTCGGTCAGTATCGGGTGATTAGGCGTGACGGAAAGCTCATTGCCTCCGGAGGTCCTGATGACGATGATTTCCCCGGAATATTTTCTCCGGTAAGCGGCACGTTTGCTCGGCCCGGAAACGAGAGTTTCACCTAGTACGCAGTTGATCCCGAAAAGCCCAGCCGGTTGGCCGTAGCTGGTTTCTGACAGCTTCTGGTAACCTTCGGTCTTCCCCGACACGCTGAACACGCGGCCCTGATACGGGGCACACAGCGGGCGGGCACCGGCATGGGCCGAAACCTCGATGAGGTCGCTGCCGTACTGCCTGCCGCGCTCCATTTGCACCGCCGTGGTGACGTTACGCACGTTCGAGCGGATGACCATGTTGGCGTAGGCCTCTGTAGTCCACTGCCTGCCAGCGCGGTCGACGATGGACGGCACCCCGCTTTCGCTCCACTCACGGACGGCGGTCACCAGCGCCTCACGGCCCGACATCGCCCCCGAAAGCACTTGGAACGTCGTGCGGTTCAGGGTTTCGACGTAGACCTGACTGGTGTTCTCCAGCAGCGTGGCCATGGCAAGATTCGTTTGGGTGATAGCCTGCTTCTGCCAAACCTCGATGAGGTTGCGGATAGCCGGGTCAGCGTCTGCCGGAAGAACGTCGGTCAGGGTTGCCCCCGCGTCCTTTGCCCGCTGGAAGAGCGCGTCCGACTGCAAGAGCGTGTCAAAGGCGGCTTTCTCAACCTCCGTCAGCACTCCTTCGTGAATCGCGTCCCGGTATCGCCGGATGATGGCGACAGCCTCATCTCCCAGCGCCCCGAGCTTCGCCAGGCTGTTGATTTTCCAGTCCGCCGACTCCACGTCGCCTTGACCCAGAAGCCGCGCGATGGAGCGCATGATTTCGGACTCGGCTTCGTACAGGAGGTCAGCAGGGGGTGGAACCGGGCGGGCAGGTGTCACGCCTTGACGGCCCGCTTCTTGGCGAGGTTGGCCCGGGAACGCAGCACAAATCCGGGGTAGAGGAACGGGGCGCGGATGACGTGCCACGCTTTGACCCAGAGCTTGGCCCGGGGATAGAACGCCAGCAGGTCGCGCACAAACCACTTGAACGCCAGCGGGTTCGCACGGAGGATTCCTTGCCGCTCCATGAACCGGCGCTTGGCCTTGTCGTTCTGGAGATTCCAGAGGTCTTCGCCCAGGTGGTAAAGTGCGTGGTTGTTCATCTTCGCCAGCGCCACCGCGTGGAGCCGCTTCACGCGGAAGTGCTCGGTCAGCTGGTAGTACTTCGAAAGAAACTCCGCGCGGTCGCGTTCGGCCTTTGGCCCTTTTTCATGGATGATCATCATGCCCCCGTTCCAAACAGACTCGCCGACGTAACGACGGCGTTTTCATTCTTGATCTTCTCGGCCATGGCCTCTGCCCCGGCATCGTCCAGCCCATGAATCGCCTTGAGCGCCGACACCTTGTCGGTGAGCTTGGAAGTCACCAGCCCCGTCCAATAGGCTGCCTTGGCGTCGCGGCTCTCTATCACCGAATCATTCCAGGCAATCAGCGGCTCCGTGGCCACCGCCCCGGGAATGCCGTACAGCGTGCCCAGCGCGTTGATCACCCGGAACACGTGCTTGAGGCCCACGTCGAGCGCCTCACGGTAGGCCTGCATAGTCTTGTAGGTCTTGCTGTTGTCGCTCACCACCTCGGTGGCGGTCTTCACGCTGGTGCCGTCAAAGCTGAAATACCCGGCGCTGAACCCCGTCTGGACGCTCAGAATGTCCAACAGGGTTTGAATCCCCAGGCGGTACTGCCCCACCCGAAGCTGGCCCGACAGGTCGACCGGCTTGAGCTTGTCGGCGTCGTCGCCCTCCAGCCGGATGTAGGCTTCGTCGGTGGGGTCGAACCCCTGCTTGCGCTTGCCGTCTTCGGGGTCTATGTAGGAGCGCATGACAGTCCCCGGAATAGCGATACGCTGGCGGCCCAAGAGGATTTCCGTCTTGAGTCCGTCAAAGGCGATGTCGAGCGCCTGCAGGGTATCCATGGCGTTGGCGAACATCGAAACCCCCAGCGGGCTTTCGGGTTCGATGTTGTTGGCCTCGGGGTTGCGGATGTAGGCGAACAGCGGTTCGGTCGTTGGGACAAACACGGACGCCACCAGCTCTTCGTCAAAGTCCGACAGTGGAACCTCAAGGCCGGTGCCGTCGTCAAAGACCCGGTTGGTGATGAGGTAGCCCTCGCGCCCGCCTTCGGACTCTGGCCCGCGTCGGTGCGTCTCCACCCGCAGCATGGTTTTCTTGCCCACCACGCGCCGGTCAATGAACGCCCCTTCGTACACTCGGGAGTTGTCCCAGGACAGCGGCATGAAGGTTTGCGCCTTGATGAAGTCCAAACCGAGCTCGGGCTCAAGTCCACCCTCGAGAGTGACCCGGATCACCTGCCCGCCAAGAGCGCCTTGGTACTCCAGAGCCTTCGTCAGGTTGTCCCAGAAGAGTTCCTTGAGGATGACCTGGTCGACCAGCGGCCCGGCAGTCACCTCGGGTATTTCGGCCAGCACCAGCCCAGCCATTTCGGCGCAGGCGATCTTGGCAGCGTTGATGGTGAAGCGCTTGCGGGTACGCTTGCGCCCGTCTGCGGTCACATACTGGTAGTCCAGCCAAGCGGCCTTGGAACGGTAGACGCTCCACCATTCCAGAAGGTTCAGGTCGCCGGTCATGACCTCGGGCGGTGCGGTGGGGATGCCGAAAAGGCGGGCAAACAAGGCGACAACCTTGGCCCAAAGGGAATTGTTCATCTCATGTTCTCCAGGAGGATTGATGCGTCACGCTCCACGGCGTACTCGGTGGCGTCCAGGCTGTCGATGTTGGTTGTGCCGTCGTCAAGGCGCTGGTCTTTCGATGCGGCCTTTTCGTCCCATACCGCGTTCTCAAAGGCTTCGATGGTCTTCCGACACCGGCGCATGACGTGCGCGCGGCCTTGACTGAAAAGCACGTCAAAGAGCCGGATGCGATCGATCACAGGGCGCTTTATGGCGTTGGCCATGTGCACGGGGAGACCAAGGCCGTTGATGCTCTTGATGATCAGCTGTTCGGCAGAGTCTCCAAACGAGCGGTCAACCGTCCATCGCTCGCGGCAGCGGGTAACGAAGGTGGTCCAGTTGCGCAGCACTGCCTCGACGGATCGATTTTCCTTGTCGTACCACTCATCCAGCACGACGATGCAGGTCTTACGTTCGTGGAGGTACCAACCCACGGCGGCGAAGGCTGTCGCCGAAGCGCTTCCCCCGAAGTCGGCGGCAAGGGTGACACGGTAGATCCCTTTGGGCTCTTCGTCGAGCACGTTGCCAGGTTGGCCGGGGTCGTTGGCTACGAAGCTGGTGTAAATACCGCCCTCGGCACGCACACGCAGGCCGAGCACGTAGCGTTTGTAGAACACCCCTGTGAACTGGGCGGCAATCTCGGCTTTGCGGTCATCGGTCAGGCTCGGGTTGTCATCGAGGGTGAAGTGCCAGTAGTGGTAGCCAGGCGTCTTCTCGCGCTGGTATCGATCGATGAAGGCCTCGTAAATCCAATGATTCGGGGCCATCGGGTTAAGCGTCCAAATGTTCTGCCGGTCGCGGCTGGCAAAGGAGCGGGAGAGCGCGGTTTCGATGAATTCGCGGTCTTGCAGGTTGACCTCATCGGCGTACCAACCGCCGACGGACATACCCCGGATCTTCTTGAAGCTGGCGGCGTTATCGGCCCCGCAGTAGAAAATCTTCTTCTTGCCGAGAATCAGGAACTTGGACCCATCGGTATCAGTGCGGGCCTTGGCCTTTCCCCCGGTGATGGCGATGAACCCGAAGTCACCTTGGATGCAGTTGCGGGAGATTGACCCCAGCGTGTTGCCGCTCATGAGAAAGACGTTCTCGGGCGAGTTGATGATGTAGCGGTACCACTTCACCAGACTGGTGATGGTCTTCATGGATCGGACGGAACCTTCGTACACGGTCATGAAGCCGGGTTCAATAATGGACTGCCGGGCACGCTCGCCAAGGGGTAGGGCAATCACGGGGAACCGCCAAGCAGCTGCTCAAGAAGGCCCTTGTCGCCGTCGAGCACCGTGTCGTCGTCGGGTTCGGCCTTACCGGGAATCCAGTCTTTGCGGAATCGGGCCATCATGTTCAGGTTCCACAGGCGCTCGTTGAAGTCGCGGTCCCGGAGCGCTTCGCGGCCAACCTTCTCCCAATGCGCCTGACAGAGAACCCGTGCGCGCGAGTAGGACTTGGAAAATGCTGGTTTCGCTTTGATCCATGCGAAGAAGGTTGACTGGTCGATGTCCCAATGTGCGCAGACCTCGACAACCGACGCGCCTTTGCTCATCAGCGCGGGAAGATCGTCAGCAAACTCTTTCCTGTACTTCGTCGGGCGTCCCGGCACTCAGAGTCCCCTTGCTTCGATGAGCCCGATAAGGTCGTCCCGCATCACGCTGCGGTCACCGAAGTCCCCGAAGGCGGGGAGGATGGTTTCCACCTCGTTGGGGGTGACGCCGAGAATGTGCGCGGCCTCGCGGGTTTCGAGTACGGGGCTCATGCGGCCAAGAGCCTCGGCAAGTTCAGCCAGATCCGAATATGGTTCCCGACTCTCAGGGCGGCGAGCCGTGACATACGGATGAGGTAATACACGCGCTGGGCGTTGGTTGGCTTCCCGGTGATGCGTGTCAGGGCTTCGGCAGCCTCGCTGACGGTCAGAAGTCTCGGCATTGTTCCCCTCCCAGAATTCAAGCTGCACCTTTCCCCCATGTTTTTCTCAAATTGCGCGGCGCGCCGGTTCCATTCCGTCAACTGTGAGCACCATCCTGGTGCCGTCCTTACACCACGGTTTCCCGTGCACGAGGCCCATGTCGATCACACCGATCCACCTACCGTCGCCGCGCTCTTCCACCAGCCGGATGGTCTCCATGTAGCAATAGAACTTCGAGCCGTCTTCGAGGGTTCCGCAGATCCCATTGGTGTTCACGAGGTCGCCGACGGCGTAGCTGCGGGCGCGGATGGCGTCGAAGTTGACCGCTGGTGATTCGCTGTAGTCGCCGCAGGCTTCGTGCTCGTGCCGGAATTGCGCCGCGTGGGGCTTTGAAAGGACGGCGCACTGCCCCCAGTAGTTCGAGCTCCAGCGCGTCCAGTGCTGGCACCGGTCGCACCGTTTGGCCACGGGGATGGTTTCGGCGGCGAAGAGATCGAGCTGGGCCGTCATAGTGCAACCCGCTTGAACAACACAGACACCCCGTCAGGCCGCGCCCATGGCATGCACCGGATCATTTGCTGGCCGCCCTGCTGGCACCCTACACGCCTGTAGTCACAGTGGTTGCAGATGTTTTCCGTGGTCTTTAACTCGGCCTTGCGAATGGAAGTCATCCCTTCCGGAGAGTTGGACTGGTCGATGTCGTCGAGAGCAAGGGGAAGCTGGGCGGTCATGATGCGGCCTCAAAGCTCGCGCATGTCTCGTTCCAAAGCGTGTACCCTGAAACGTCGACTCCCCATTTGGCCAAGATGTTCCCGGCGGCGAGCTTGGCGGCGTGTTCGGTCGCGTACCGAACGGAGCACTGTCCCCAGCGGTGGACGGTGTTGCCTTCCCACGTCCAGTTGCGGCAGAGCTCGCACGGGTCGACCGGGTTTGCCTTCCGGCGGTACCGCTTCAGCCAGTCCCAGTCGATGACGAAGTTGTCCTGGTACGTCTCAGGCTGCGCGAATAGGTCCAGTTGCTGGGGCGCTTCGGGGGCGATGGTGATCAAACCCCACCTCGGCCCTTGGTCAGGAGGGCTTGGATAGTCATGGCCGCTTTTGTCCGAAGCTCTCTGGGTACAACGTCCAACCCCTCTGCTAAAAACAGGATTTCCTCGACGGCCTCCACCGTAGGAATCGGCAGCTCGGCAACGGGGGCGGGGAGTTGGAGGGCATAGATGGCGTCAAGGCCAGTTCGGATGTCTTCCCATGACGCACCACCTTGATCCCATTCGCCCGGAGTTCGCCAATCAAGAAACGCTTGACCAATCGACTCCCTGCTCACCACCCCTGACGACGGGGCTGGCTTGAATTCCGGTGCCTCAATCAAACGCCGGTGCAACGCCGGTGCGGAACCTTCGCTATCGGCCACCAGCTCGGCCCATAGCGCTTCGGCAATCAGTCTGTGCTTGCTCATTCCAAACCTTCCTTCGGCCCCACCCAGCGGTGGTGGTTGCCCAGATCGTCTTTCGCTGCCGGCGGCCATCCGTGCTTGACGGCGAACATCATGGCCTCACGAGCGGTGCCATGCGCCAGTGCATCGCCGGGTGACGCGGCAAGCCTGCCGTCGGCCTTCACGTAGTACCAGGACTTCGATAGGGCGTAGAACGCGGTGGGTTCGCTCATTCGTCGTCGCCTCTCGCGATCTCGGTGGCGCTGGCTTTCATTTCGTCTTGGGTGCGATCAAACTCGGCGCGGTTGAACGCGTACCAGGTGATCAGCAGGAGCGAAAGGCTCAGGGCGATCACGATCACCACGGCAATGACGGCGACGAAGATTTTCAGAGGGTTGGTCATGCGATCCTGCCTTTTCTGTCTTCAAGTGCTGCCTGTCTGGCCGCCTCTTCCTCGTGCCGGAGTTTGCGGTTGCGATAGGCACCTTTTTCCATCACAAACGTCCAGTTGTGGTCGTTGTTCCGGCAGTTTGGGCAGCATCGACCTTCAGCAATTTCGTACCGCGCGCCGCAGACAAGGCAGCAGTAGTCATGCCCGCCACCGACGTCTTGTCGCTGCTGGCGCTGGCAATCATGCTTGTCGATCAGCTTCGTGAAGACGGCGCGTTTGGGAACGGTGCTGTACTCGTAGCTGTCCAGGAAGGCCCGCCAGAGCACGTCCCGGCCCATGTCGGTCAAAGGCGAAACTGCTTCGGCAATGTCGCGCAATTCGACGGCGGTAGCGCCTTTGAACCTCTCGGTGACGTTCGCCCCAAATGTCTGCGTGGTCATGACGCACCCCCGAATATTTCGGCGACGGTCTTCGCGTCAACAGCATGCCCGTTCAAACCGGCTTTGCGTTTTCGACCTTCCTCGACGGCATCAAACACCCATTTGCGCAACGCCAGGTAATGGCTTTTTGCTTTGTAGCCCTTCATGGCGATGTAGCCCGAAAGGTACTCAACCGCCTCGCCAGCGTCGGGAAAATCGGTATGGAGCCGCGCAAGTTCAGCGTCGGTCAAAAGCACGTTCCGGTGTTCTCCGTGGCGATGTTTTTGAGTCTCCAAAGACGGGCGAGAAGCCGCCGGATTTACCGGCGTGCTGTCTTGGTATTCTGTCTCTGTCTCTGTCTCTGTCTCTGTCTCTGTCTCTGGTGCGTTACCATCTTGTTTCGGTAACGCCTCTGTAACGTTACAAGCCTTATCCCGGTAACGTTTCACCCTCGCGTTACTGGTGTCACTGGCGAACTGTCTTGCGCCCCATTTCGTTACCTGACCGTCTACCACAAGACCCATTTCGGCGAGGGCCGATAGGACGGCTTCGATGCGCTGAACCTTCTCGGCCAATACCATGGCGATGCGCCGGGAGCTGATTTCATAGGCTGCTGACTGTTCTGCCGCGCACGATTCCAGGAGCGTGTGCCACGTCGCGATAACAAGTGAACGTGAAACGCCAGCGATCAATGCGGCCTCTTGGAGTTTCGGGTCTGAGACTGTTCCTTCGTATGCTCGGTACCATCTACTCATCTTGTTTCAATCCTTGCTTTTCCATGGGGCTAACACCTGTGTGGGGCAAAAGGAATATCATCCTCGTAGGCGTCAGCTGGTCCACTTTCCCCCTGACTACCTGACGGTGCGGGGGCCGAGCCCTCCCGCTTGCCCCCGCCAAGGAGCTGCAGCGACGACACGAAGACAGCCACCTTGCTGTGCTTCTGTCCGTCCTTCTCCCAACGTTCCTGCCTGAGTTCGCCTTGCACGGCCACCTGAGTCCCTTTCACCAGGTACTGCTTCAGGTTCTCCGCCTGCTTGTCCCATAGGGTCAGGTCGAAGAAGCTGGCTTCATTGGTCCACTCGTCGCCCTTCTTGACCCTCCTACCAACGGCCACCGAAAAGTTACACAGAGCCGTTCCTGACCCTGTGTAGCGAAGTTCCGCGTCGCGGGTCACCCGACCGACCAGCACCACCGTGTTGATGTCACCTGCCATCATGTCTCCTTTGTTGCGATTCCAGCCGCTGGGGGACTCGAACCCCCGGCCCGTCAGGGCTGCACCTGCGCGGCTACCAGTCAGACCAGCGCGGGCTCTTGCTCGGCTTCCGGGGCTGGTTCGGCTTCGGTGGCCGGTTCTGTTTCGGGGTAGGTGCCGTCGTCCCAGTCTTCTACCGCATCGCCAACCGGGTCGTCCGACACGGGCAGCTCCAGCTTTCCGGTACCGTGGCAGGCATGGCAACCGCCGACAGCGCCGTCATCATCGACGACGTTCCCCGATCCATCGCAGGAGTCACACGGAACCATGGCCAGAGCCGGGCCGGGTGCCTGGTAGACAACGCCGGTACCGCCGCAAGTCTCGCAGGCGTCCTCGGCGTCCTCGCCCATGTAGGCCACGCCACCGCAGGCCGGGCAGGTGGAGGCGATGGTTTCACCGCCCGCGTGGTGGGTCTCATCGGGTGCCGGTTCGGCAGTCGGGCCGGATCCCCACAGCTCGCCTTGTTCCGCCCTCGAGGCCGGGCCATTGCTGGCGGGTTTGGCCGAAGAGAACTCCATGCGAATCTTCGCGATGTTGCCCAGGTGCATGGCGATGACGCCAGCCAGAGAGGCGTCTAGCGGCAACTGGACTTGGATCATCAGGCCGCCACCTTTGCTGGTGAACGTTCCCATTTTCGTGATTTGGCAATCGGCTTCAAACGCCGCGCCGTAGGTCAGTACAGAACTCATGAATTGCTCCTTTTTGCGTTTCGAATCGTGATCTGGCACCCTCCAGCGGTGCTCCATTCCTTGGTGATGAACAGCCCAACAACCATCCTGTCGTCAGG